GCAGGATAGAACTCACCATCTACTTTGGCTATCCAAGGAGCAGGTGTCGCTCTTTCTAATTTATATACTGAGTGTGTATGAGACATACAATCCCAGGGTTGTGCCAGATATGGTGGTAACTCTGTAGGCCATTCCTCAAGTGGGGTATCTGCCACGAGTGCTACAAGAGGTAATCTAGCCCACATCGCACCACCATGTATATTGGGGCTACCATCATGATCAGACTCGCAGCCTGTAAAAATAACTTGAAAGCTGAGAGTCCT